TGTCACCACTGCGGCAAACTGGGCCACAAGGCCCGTTTCTGCCCCAACCGGGGTGGAACGGCCACAAGCGAGATGGGCAAGGCGGTCAAGGATCAGGCGGACCGCGCCGACGGCGCCATTGCGTCGGCAAAGGAGTTCAAGCAAGACTTGGATGAGCTCCGCGCCAAACATGAGGCGGAACACAAGAGGATGGAGAAAGCCGGAGAGGAACTTGCTCGCCGCGTCGCACTGGGTGACGCGCAAGCGTTGGCGTTGATTGAGAAGCTTAAGGTCTCGGTCAGTGCTGGGTTCTGGATGCCACCCATGGACATGGTAGTCGCGATGACAATGTTCTTGGTTCTTATGTGGTACCCGTCCTACGGCTGGACATATGGGCAGGGGAGCGATTGGTGGCACAGCCTCCATGATGCTCTTGCGTCCTTGCTGCGCCTGCTCCTTTTCTCCTACTTCTGTGTCTTCGGGGTGATGTATTACCGTGCCGGTCGGCTGTTCTGCCAGCGGATGTGTATCGAATTTGTTCGGCACGTCGACAGCGGGGACCATGCCGACATGCGACCAGACGCAAACACACTCCAAGAGGTGCGCCACAGAAATCCCCTCTTCATTGAAGTCGCAGTCCGAGCCCGTGCCAAGGCTTGGTGGGGCCGCGACAGAGTGACCCGCTATGTGATCTCGGCGGAGTTGCTAGCACAGCTGCGAGCCCCTCGACTCGTGAATCCGATGCTGTCTGAAGCCAGCGCGTATGACGCAATCATGCGCGCGGCCACCACCAACCAAACTGTCAACTGGAACCGCTACCGCGACATGGTCGCAGCGAGTGTCCCCGTCTCCACTGCTATGGTGGCGATGATGATGTGGCAGATGGAAAGAGACTCGCTGATTGAGGCGGGTTTTCTTCGCCCCCGCGGTTCGTAAGTCGTATAGTGGGCTACGGCTACCGGTACCATGAGACAACGCTTGCTCTGCCTTCCATTAAGGCTGACTTGGTAATTACTGTCCCTAGACCAACTGACCCGTCGCTGAGAAAGCCGGTGTCGGTGAGTTTGGGGTGCCATGTTGAAGGCGTGTCTGCACTGAAGGTGGACCGGGACGATCCAGAGACAATGATAGCGGGGGTGGCAAAGCGGTTTGGAGTGAAGGTTCCTAAGGCCAAACCGGGCAAATTGCGCAGGTTCCGCGCGTTTGTTAAAAGAATGATCCGCGAACTCTTTAGGCCCCTTGGTCCTGATGCGGATCTGTCGTTCGAAACGTGGATTGCGTCCACGAATTACCCTGCATGGCGCCGCGAG